ATGAGGATCGACCTGCAGATCGACTCCGCCCCGCTCGTCCTGCGCCTGCAGAGCGGTCAGCGCCGGCTGGCCTACGCCGTGGTCAACGCCATCAACAACACGGCAAAGCGGATCCAGGCCGTCGAGCGGCGGCGGGTCGAGGAAGAGTTCACCGTCCGCAAGAAGGAGTTCATCAGCCGCCAGGCCGCGGTCATCAAGCCGTTCGCCAACGTGCAGCAGGGCCGCGCCTACGCTGAGATCGGGGTCGGGCAGAAGCCCCGCCTCCTGCTGTCCGCCTTCGAACGCGGGGCCGACCGCAAGCCGTTCACGCAGGGCGCCAGGCGTGTTGCCGAGCCGGTGATCGGCGGGCCCGCGCGCCCGCAGTTCGCTGCGCAGGTCACGCCCGAACTGCGCGCCAGTCGCCTGCGCTTCGACCGCACCAAGACCGGCCGACGCCGGGCCGGCGTCACACGCACCAAGACCTACCTCGTGCCCGAGGTCGGGATCTTCCAGCGCATCAGCCCCACCGCGACGCGCCTCGTCTACTTCTTCTCGAAGGGCAAGAAGATCAAACCGCGCATGCACTTCGTCGAGACGGCCGAGAAGGAAGCCGATCGCTGGTTCCGCGAGGAGATGGAGCGAGAGGTCCTGGTTGCGATCGCGAGGGCGAAGGGAAAGGGCCTGTGAACCCGAGAGAATCGTGCGCCGCTTGGCCCACGCGACGCGCCAAGATCATAACTGCTTGCGGCGTAGGTACTTCCGGCGTTATCCGCCGCGGGTGCCGGCGACCTCGGCCCTCGTAGCGTGGGAGAGTCATGAAACAAGTTTCCACCGACACCAAGTGTTCCAGTTCCGAGAAGTCCACGAAGGCCGCAAACGGGCAGGAAACGGCCCCAAAGGGCGATTCCTCGCGTTCTGAGTCCCCGGTCATCCTGCCCGGAAAACTGGAACACTGGAACATCGACCGGCTCCGCCCCTACGAGCGGAACCCGCGAACCCACAGCCCGGAACAGATCACCAAGATTGCCGCCAGCCTGCTCGAGTTCGGATGGACGAACCCGATCCTGGTCGACGGTGAGGCAGGCATCATCGCAGGCCACGGGCGGCTGCTGGCCGCCCGCGAACTGGGCATGACCACGGTCCCGGTGATCGAGCTCACCCACCTGACCGAGGCCCAGAAGCGGGCCTACGTTATCGCCGACAACCGGCTTGCGATGGACGCAGGCTGGGACGAGGACCTCTTGGCCGAGGAGTTGAAGGCCCTCGAGGACCTCGACTTCAACCTCGAGCTGACAGGCTTCGACCTGGACGAGCTGCACGACCTGCTCGACGACGAGACCGTCGAGGATGCCCCCGCCCCCGAACCGCCCGAGGAGCCTACGAGCCGCCTTGGCGACCTGTGGGTCCTGGGCCACCACCGCCTGCTGTGCGGCGACAGCTGCGATCCCGCATCGGTCGATCGGCTGCTTTGTGGCCAGAAGATCCATCTCGTGAACACCGACCCGCCCTACAACGTGAAGGTCGAACCGCGGTCCAACAACGCCATCGCCGCCGGCCTGTCCAGCTTCCCGCCGTCCACCAAGAGCGCCGTCGAGGCCTCCGACGCCAAGGGGATGCACCACCAGGGATTCGACCTCGCGCGGCACAAGACCAAGTCCAAGCCCACCGGGAAGATGCGCCCCAAAGACCGTCCCCTGGCCAACGATTTCGTCTCGGACGAGGCCTTCGACGAGATGCTGTTGGCCTGGTTCGGGAACATCGCCCGCGTGCTACAGCCGGGGCACTCGTTCTACATCTGGGGCGGCTACGCCAACTGTGCCAACTATCCTCCTGTGCTGAAGGCCTGCGGTCTGTACTTCAGTCAGGCGGTCATCTGGGTGAAGGAACACCCCGTGCTCACCCGCAAGGACTTCATGGGTAATCACGAATGGGCGTTCTACGGCTGGCGCGAGGGGGCCGGTCACAACTTCTACGGCCCGACCAACGCCGTCGACGTCTGGGCGGTCAAGAAGGTCAACCCGCAGAGCATGGTCCATCTGACCGAGAAGCCGGTCGAACTGGCCGTGCGCGCCATGCAGTACTCGTCCAAGCCGGGCCAAAACGTCCTCGATCTGTTCGGCGGCAGTGGGTCCACCCTGATGGGCGCCGAGCAGATCGGGCGGCATGCGTTCCTTATGGAACTCGACCCCGCCTACACCGACGTGATCGTGATGCGCTGGCAGGAGGCCACCGGCCAGAAGGCCACGCTCGAGGGCGATGGCCGTGCCTTCGACGAGATCGCCGCTGACCGCAGGGCCACGCGGGATGAGTAGGCGGTGGCCAGGGGAGCGAAGAAGGAGCTGATCTCCCAGCGTGAGTACGCTCGACGGCGTGGGGTGACCCACGTCGCCGTTCAGCGTGCCGTGAATGCGGGCCGGATCTCGACCGTGAACGGGAAGATCGACCCGACGCTTGCCGACCAGCAGTGGCGGGAGAACACCGACCAGAGCAAGCCTCGCAACCAGATCACCGGCAATCCGAAGCAGGCCAAGACGCCGGGCGGTCCGTCCGAGCCCATGGACCTGGGCGCAGCCGACGAGGTCATCGGCGGGCCATCCACCGCGAGCGGCTACGCCAAGGCCCGCGCCGCCCGTGAGCTTTACCAAGCGCAGCTGGCGAAGCTCGAGCTGGACCGGCAACGCGGCACCCTCGTGCGCGCCGATGAGGTCCGCCTCGGCGCCTTCAACATGGCCCGCAAGGCACGCGACCAGTTGATCGCCCTGCCCGAGCGCCTGGCCACCGTCTTGGCCGCAGTCCAGGAACCCGCCGAGGTCCAGCGCATCCTCGAGGAAGAGATCGAGCGGATCTGCCAGGAGATCACCGATGCCGAACGGCCGTGACGTCTACGAGACCGCCTTCCGGGCGGGCTGGCGGCCGGAGCCGCGGCTGACGGTCAGCGAGTGGGCCGACGATCACCGCGTGCTGGGCAACCGCTCGGGTCATGCGGCGGTGCACTGGCACACGGACACGACGCCGTACCTGCGCGAGATCATGGACGCCCTGGGCCCTCGGTCGCCGGCCCGGCGCGTCGTGTTCATGAAGGGATCGCAGCTGGGCGGCACCGAGGCGGGCAACAACTGGCTCGGGTACGTGATGCACCACGCGCCCGGACCGATCCTCGTCTTGCGTCCGACCGTGGACGAGGCAAGGCGGTTCAGCCGGCAGCGCCTCGACCCCATGATCGCCACTACGCCGGTGCTGCGCGACCTAGTTCGCGAGGCCAGGTCCAGGGATGGCGGCAATAGCCTTCTCATCAAGGAATTCCCTGGCGGGGTCCTGTTCCTGACCGGCTCGAATTCCGCGACCGGTGTCAAGTCGATGCCGATCCGGTGGCTCTTCTGCGACGAGATCGACGAGTACCCTGGCGACGTCGACGGCCAGGGCGATCCGATTGCACTCGCGGAAAAGCGCACGACCGGTCCCCTCTACTCCCGCCGCAAGGTGTTCTTGGTCTCGACACCCACGATCAAGGGCATCTCCCGGATCGAGCGGGAGTTCCTCGCTTCGGACCAGCGCCGGTACTTCGTCCCCTGCCCCGAGTGCGGGCACTTCGACTGGATGCGGTGGGAGAACATCCGCTGGCGTGACGACGATCCCAAGACCGCGGCCCTTGCCTGCGTGAACTGCGGCGTCCTGATCCAGGAGCGCTTCAAGGCGCAGATGCTCAACCAGGGCCAGTGGCGCCCCACCGCCAAGAGCACCGGCGAGACGATCGGGTTCCACCTCTGCAGCCTCTACTCGCCGCCCGGCTGGCTGCCGTGGTCGGCCACCGTCGCCGAGTTCCTGGAAGCGAAGGACAACCCGCTCCGGCTGAAGAACTGGGTCAACAGCGTGCTGGGCGAGACATGGGAGGAGCGCGGAGAGACCGTCGACCCCACGCGCCTCCTGGCCCGTGCGGAACGCTACGGGGCCGAGGTGCCGACTGGCGTGGGCGTGCTCGTGGCCGCGGTCGACGTCCAGGGCGACCGGCTCGAGTGCGCCGTGAAAGGATACGGCGCGGCCGAGGAGTCCTGGCTCGTCGCTTTCTCCCAGTTCCATGGCGACCCAGGGCGCGACCAGGTCTGGATGGACCTCGACCGCTTCCTTCGGACGGAGTTCACGCACGAGAGCGGGCAGAAGGTCTCGATCTCCTGTGTCACGGTCGATAGCGGCGGCCACCACTCCGAGCAGGTCTACCGTTTCTGTCGCGCTCGAATCGACCGTCGCGTGTTCGCGGTCCGCGGTGGCTCCGAACGGGGCAAGCCGCTGGTCGGCCGGCCGTCCGACCACAACCGCTACCGGGCGAAGTTGTTCACCCTCTGCGTCGACACCGGCAAGGAGATCGTTTACTCGCGCCTGCGGATCGGATCGCCGGGCCCTGGCTACTGCCACCTGCCCGAGTGGATCGACGAGGAGTACACCGCCCAACTGACCGCCGAGAAGGCCATCCGCAAGTGGATAAAGAACCGGGGCACGGTCCGAGAATGGATCAAGACGCGCGACCGCAACGAGGCGCTCGACCTGGAGGTCTACTGCCTGGCCGCCCTCTACATCCTGGGCCCGTCCTTAGCGAAGTCACTGCCCGAGCGGGCGGCGGCTTTGGCTCACCGACATGAGGACCAGGCCGCTGCCGCGCCGGAGCCGGCCGTGGCGACGCCACGGCGCGGGGGGTGGATCAATGGCTGGCGGGGGTAGAGTCCATTGGCGAGCAGCAGGGACTACGCCGGGCCGGGCGAGATGCACTACGAGTAGCGCCCCGGCGCGCCCCGCTGTTGACGAATCATATCCGAAATCTACCAGAACTTCAACGGTCGAGAGGCGCAGTCGGGGGGCGCCGGCGCACCCCGGGCGCAGGTGTACGGACCCCGAGATTCAGCTCGCTCGCCGAAGGCAGGTACCAGCCGGCCAGGATCTGGCCCCAATCCGCCAATCCGGGCGCGATTCTAATATGCTGCAATTAATGCAGTTATGGGCCGATTTGCCTTCCCATTCGGCCCAGAAAGCTCGTCACTGTCATGGCGGTGGGCACAGGGCCCGGCGCCTCGAAAGGAGGACCTCATGACGGTCACCGAGATGATCGAACGCCTACAGGAGGCGGCCGACGACGGGTTCGGCGAATGCGAGGTGCGCCTCGCCTTCCAACCCAACTGGCCGCTGCAATTCACCGTCGCCGGGATCGCCACGCCGGATGACGCGTCGCGCGCCCAGGGCGAACCCGACGAAGAGCCGGATGACGCCGCCTCGGTGGTCTACGTCGTCGAGGGCGGCCATCCGGGCGACGACTCCCCCTACGCGCCCGCTTGGGCCTTCGCCTCGGCGCAGTGAGGAGGTCGGCCACCATGGCATCCCACCACGACCGACCCGCGCGGCTCCGCTTCAGCGACGGGATGGAGTTCGAACTCAGCGGTGACCTGCGGGTCGTCCACCGGCGCGACGGCTGGTACGTCGTCGGCCGCGGCATACTCGTGCCCGTCGTCGACCGCGAAGAAGGTGACATCGTGGTAGCTGAGATGAACAACCGAGGAGGCGACAACAATGCGCTACAGACCTGACGACAAGTTCTGGGTCGTGACCGACCCGAAGCCCCACAGCACGCTCGACGATCTCGTGTTCGAAGCGTCGCTCCGCGATCTCGAGCTGCAGTTTCGGGGCGGCCTTCAGATCGACGAGAACCCGACCTTGTTCACCGACCGCCAAGAGGCGCGCATCGAGGCCTACGGACGGCTGACCGCCATGCGGGCCAGCCAGGCCATCCTGCGCGCCGGCCGCGAAAACCCGGACACCCGGATCGACCGCGTCGAGATCTACGGCCAAGACGGCACGCTGGTGTTCGTGGCCGATATCCCGCGGGAGGTCGACTGACATGGCGACCAACGCGACGCCGCGATTCGGCCTGAAGGCCCATCAGGTGTTCTGGAACGAGCGGGGCAGCATCGTCTGCGCCTGCTGCCACATCCCGTATCCCGGGTCCGACACTTGGATCTGGGAGCGGTGGGAAGAGATCATGCCCGCTGACATGGCGGAGATCGACCGCCAGGGCGGGCGCGTGGCGTGCGAGGGCTGTGGCAGGGAGCCCAGCCGGATCGTGCGTCTGAACCCGAGCGAAGGGAACTGACCGATGAGCAAGACCACCAAGAAGACCACGCGGGCCCGCAAGCCTGCGGCCGAGAAGCCGGCCGCCGAGACGAAGACCAAGGCTCCGCGCGAAGATCTCTGCGTGTTCGCCTTCCGGCTGACCGAGGCCGAGCGGGACGCCATCCACAAGGCGGCCGGGCCGGCGAAGGCCTCGAAGTTCGCCCGCAGCCTGCTCGTGGCCGCCGCGACCAAGGACGAGGCGGCGGTCCGGGCGATCATGAAGGAGGTCCAGGTCGAGGCATAGCATACTGGAACCCGCTCTGAACCGACGACCTCTCGGCGAGCCGGGGGGTCTTCGGCTTCACTTGCTCGGCCTTGATGGAGTCTCGGTGCTGGCGGGCTACTTCTTGTCGTGATCTCTCGTGTGTGGTTCAAGCCTCTTCATTAGCTGCAAAAAGGCATCCCGCTGACTCTTGATCTGCAAGTCCTCGATCTTTCCTGCCGGCTCGTCTGGAATGCTCGTGACTGAGTAGCACGTAGAAAGCGTACTTCCCAGTACGCCCTGAACGAAGCCCTCTGGAATTGGTCTTGTGCGCCCATCCCAATTCCCATGGTGAATATAGCAGCCGCTATAGACTGGCTCGTTGCCTACGAAAGCGATTCCGAACGGCTCCTGGTCGATCGCGTTGGCTTTGTCATCAATCCGGTTGACGTTCACCATGTAGTACGCCGTGCCGGTCGTCGAACCTGACGCCATGACGAGATAGCTGTGGCCCTTCTCAACGAGCCCGCGCGCTAAAACCGTCGGGACCTCATTGGCTCCAATGACCCTGTATTCTCCGACAGGACATAGGTCATCCCATTCCGCGCGCTTCTCGTTGTCGATCGGAACCCAACTGTCCTTCATCCCGCGCTCCCATCGTACGTTCAACCAGTTGATAGTATCAGCTCAGGGTTGCCGCGGAGCATATGGGACAAATACCTCGCTGTAAACAACGCTGGGCCACGACACCGGGGTACGACGAAACGCCGACTCATGAACCGTTTTCAAGACCTCTTGGGAGATCGCTGGGCGTTCTCGTCGAAGTCCTTCGGTGCCTGTAGAAGCCGCCGCCACGCCCGCGCCCGGCATGCGTCCGAACAGAACCGCTTGAGCTGTCCTCGCCGCGTCTTCTGGGGTTCGAACTCCCGCTCACACAGGGCGCAGAACGAAATCAGAGGCCCCTGCATTCCGTTCGCTTCGGTTCCTTGTGCCTGGGTACCCTCTAGCCTATCCGCGTCGTTCACAGTGCCTCCTGGAGCGACGTCCCCGCGCGGCGACTTCGCCGCCGAAAGGTAGGCACCGGCGTGGCTGGAACTACCTTCACCCCGCCTATGCGCGCGCACGCCGAAATCGGGAGGTATTTCCGTGAGGGGGGAAGAAGGGGAAGGAAGGGAAGGAAGAAGAAGTGAGTCTGTCACATAACGAGTTACGTGCTGAGCTTCCTTCACCATCGTTCACCTTCCTTCACCCCGGATTCGACCTTCGAGGAGGCTTCCTTCACCTTCGTTCACCCATTCTTCCCTGCTTCCTTCACCCTGCGTCCTTCGTCGGATCTGAAGGTGAGCCGGCCAGACTGTAGATCCGACCCGTCCGCCCGGAAGTCGCCTGCACCCGGACGACGATGTCGCCTCGCTGCTCGAGCGTGGTCACCAAGCCGGAGAAGCTCTTGGCGTCTGTCTTCATCCGCTTCAACAGCACGCCGTGGGGCAGAGCCCGGTCCGGAGCGGCGCGCAGCTTCTGCAGGAACCGCAGGCACTCGGCATGGAACGGATTGTCCGCGACATGGGATTGGGCCATGAACAGCATCCGCTTGGTCTGGTGTAGGATGAGCCGGCTGGCCCAGATCGCGGCCGTCTTGCCGATCTCGGGCCGCTCGTGGTTCTCGCTGACGGCGTAGATCAGCGCGAGCTTGCGAGCGTGCTCGCTGACCCGGCCCCACACGGTCGTCCCGACGCTGTCGTCAGCCGCCTCCGCCTTGGCATACTCGGCCTCGGCTTCGAGCCTGGTCTCGACTAGGACACGCGTCGCCTCATCGGTGTGCTGAACGACCCGCGGCACGGGATGCCAGTTCTCGAGGTTTCCGGTACCGGCCCTGCAGTCCGCCCACCACCGCGCAGTCTCGAGCACGCGCTCCGGCAAGGGCAGTAACCGCGGCTCTCGCCCGGTCGAGCGGCTGCCGCACTCCAGAACGATCATCCGGGCGAAGAACCCGTTGGTCAGCATCCGCTCCGACAGCGCCTCGTAGTAGTGGTTCGGGATCGCCGTGCCGAAGACCACCAGGCAGGGTTGGTCGATGGCCCCCGGCGCGTCGCGACCAGCCTTGCGGCGCATCGGAAAGATCGAGTTGGCTGACGAGTACATGGTCAGGAGCGTTTCCATGATGCTTTCGTACCGGGCGTCGCGCGCCTTGTTGATCGACTGCAACATCCCGTCGATCTCGTCGGTCTGGAACAGCATGGCAGGCTCGGTGAAGAGCGCGTCCTGCAGGCCCTCGCCCGAGGCGAACCGCCCACCGATCTGGCCAGACATGCCGAGCGTGTGAAGGATCTCCGCGTTGATCTTGCGCGGACGGTCCTTGCCAGCCGACGAGTGGGCAAGGCCGAGGATGTAGACGTTCGTTCGGTTGTCGCCGGGGTCACGCACCTTGCGGCCTGCGAGCGTGGCCTGCAGCACCAGCGCGCCGGCGAAGGCCATCGCGCTGTTCGGATACGGAGCCGTCTCCAGGCAGTAGTCCATGACCTCGGAGACGAAGCCAGGGATGCGCAGGAGCTGCGCCGGAAGCGGGCCGGGATCTGGCATCTCGGGCCCGCTATCCTCGGGCTCGGTCGCAGATGGATTGTCCTGCCGCCAGTGGTCCTCCACCACGGCGACTGCGACCTGGTCGGGTTCGTAGCGGGCGATGCTGGCCGCGATCCGAAGGACCTCGCGGTCCATGAGCGGCGGGCTGCAGCGGTCGAGGTTGGCCCGGACCAGGGCGGCCAGGATCTCCTCCTGGCTCATTCCCACCCTGCGCATGGCCCCGCCCAAGCGCGCCAACGTGGCGTTCCGGTGGCCGGCTGGGATCACGTTGCCACCGGTGGCCGTCGGCGCGCACTGGGGCGCCACGGGCGCGCCGTGGGCCTCGACCGGCCTGTCCTCCGGAGCGCCGTTGGGCTCCTGGGCGAAGAGGTTGGCACCACCGTCGACCTGGGTTGCGAGCCACGCGGGGGGTTCAGGCAGATCGGCCAGTCCCGTCTCGAGGGTCCGGATCCACTGGTAGGGTTTCCCGCCCACGACCGAGGGCGGCAGGATGATGTACCCTCCGTTGGCCCGGGTGTCGACCTTCGGAGCGAGCCGGCCCGCCGTGCTGCTCCAACTCTTGTCCGCCGGCTGCCTGAAGATGTAGTGCCGGCCGCCACGAGGGGTCATGGAGAGCGGGCAGTCGCCGAGGCCTTCGAGGTCGTCGCCAGGCCAGGGGTTGTCCGCCCCGTCGACATCCACGACCAGAAGACCGGCGGTCGGCATACCGATGTTGGCAAGGGGCCGCGCCGTCCACCAGGCCTCGATCTGGCCGGGGTCCGTGGTAGCATCCAGGAACCCATGCGGCGTCGCGGGGGCCTTCCCGCCCGGCAGGCACGGAAAGACCGGGTACCCGAGTTCCGCGTATCCCAACGCTGCCTGCAGCAATGTCGTCCCGGTCTCGGCCACACTCACCCGATCACGGTCAGAAGGGAAGATCGTCGTCATCGTGCGGGTCGTACGCCCGCACGCCACTGCCGGCGATCGCGCCGGCCAGTTCGAGGTCATCGTCCATCCCGGGCTCCCTCCACGGCGGCCGTTCGCCCAGTTCGTAGCCCACGATCTGCGGGAACTGCTCCCCGACCACCGTCCGCACGGTGATGGTGCCGGTCTCGCAGAGGGCTCCGTCCTGGGCCAGGGCCGCGGCCTCGGGTGCCGTCAGCGGCACCGGAGCGTTCGACCGCTTCCGCCACCACGACTCGGCCTTGTGGCGGGCCCAGCCGCCGTGCTCGATACAGATCCACTCGCTGTAGTACTGGTGGAACCCGACCTCGTACTCAACACGCAGCGTCTTGGGTGCATCCTCCGGCGCGCCCTTCTTCGTGTGGACGCTGTAGAAGACCTCGCGGACCTCGTGGACCGACGTCGTGACCTCGCCCGATAGAATGCCCTCGGTGGACGCCGTGGCCTCGTGCTGCTGCCGCTCCGGTGGCGGGAACTCGTATCCGCAGTCCGGGCATACGGTGTACCCGGCAGCGATCAGGCTCAGGCACTCGGGGCATTGCTTGGCCGGCGCCTCGCCTCCGGCGCGCTGTTGGACAGCCTGGACGCGGATCGCGTCGACCGGCCCGTGTCGCAGCACGTTGCCGCCGAAGTCGAGGACCAGGCAGTTCTCCTTACCCTCGCACAGGCGGAAGCCCCGCCCGACCATCTGGTAGTAAAGGCCCGGTGATAGGGTCGGCCGTACCATGGCAACACAGTCGATGTTCGGGGCGTCGAACCCCGTGGTCAGCACGTTGACGTTGACCAGGTACTTGATCCGGCCCGCCTTGAACTGCGCCAGGACCCGATCCCGCTCCTCGCTCGCCGTCTCGCCGAATACCGTCGCCACGGGCTCGCTCGCCATCCGGCCGAGCACGCCGGCGACGTGCTCTGCGTGCCTGATGCCGGTGGTGAACACGAGGGCCGACCGGCGCGCTCGGGCCTGTTCGACGATCTCCCGGCAGGCCGACTCCACAAGCTCGTCGGTGTCCATCAAGTCCTCGGCCTCGCCGGCGATGAACTCCCCCGCGCGGACGTGCAAGCCTGAGGTGTCCAGCGGCTGCGCTGCGCCCTTGGTGACCAGCGGACACAGGTAGCCCTGGACGATCAGTTCCTTCACACCGATCTCGTAGCAGACCTCGTTCAGGATGTTGGCGGGCGCGCAGATCATCCCGCTCTTCATCCGAAACGGTGTCGCGGTCAGGCCGATCACCCGCAGGTTCGGGTTCACCTTCCGGGCGTCCTCGAGGAACGTCCGATACATCCCGTCCCCATCGGGCGGGATCATGTGGGCCTCGTCGATGATTACCAGGTCGAACGCGTCGAGCTCGCAGGCTCGCCGGAACACCGACTGGATGCCCGCGATGATGATCGGGTGCTCGGTGTCGCGGCTCTTCAGCCCGGCCGAATAGACCCCGGTCTTCATCCACATCTCGGGAGCCACGACCTGGATCTTCTCCAGCGCCTGCTCGAGCAGTTCCTTCACATGGGCCAGGATCAGGACCCGTCCGCCCCAGCGCCCCACGGCGTCCCGGCAGATCGTCGCCATGACCGGCGTCTTGCCCCCGCCGGTCGGGATGACGACGCACGGGTTGTCCTCCCGCTCCCGCAGATGCCGGTAGATCGCGCTCACCGCCTCCTGCTGGTAGGGCCTCAGTTCAAGCATCCGGGAGCTCCTCCAATCGTACCAGCGTGCGACCGCCGCGCACGCACCCGCGCATCTCGATGTTCAGCTTCTTGATCTGGCTGTCGTCGGCGTACAGCCCCCCGTGTTGGAGAGCGTCCAGGAGCGCCTTCTGCACGTTGTCGATATCCCGGCGCTGCTGGTCCGGCGGATAGACCTCGATCTCCAAGTGCAGTGGTCCTTCCAGGCTGCCGATACCGAGGCGGGCGAGGACGGCACAGACCCGTTCGCGGAACCTGCGCCCCTCGCGGCTGATGAGCGTCCGCGGGCCAACCCGCCGGTAGTAGTGGTTCACCGACGGAGGGAACGGCAGCTCGACCTCGATCATCGGCGGGCCCAGGGCGGCGTGTTCGAGGTCTCCTGCTGGGGCACGCCCGCCGCAGCATCCTTGCGCCCGTAGCCGCGGATCTCGTTCACCACGTCGCCCGTGTCGTCGCGCTTCTTGCACTTGACCGTGACCTGCAGGGGCAGGTTATGCAGTTCGAGCGAGTCCTTGGGCTGCAGCACCCCGACCGCCCGGCAGATCGCCGACAGCTCGCCCTGGGCGATCTGGACCGCCTGGCGGTTCGGGTTGTCCAGGTTGAGCCGGGACCACAGCAGCCGGTTCTTGAACGGGCCGTCGATCACCTGGAACGTCAGCTCGAGGAAGTGCCCCTTGCCGCTCTTGGTCGGCTTCATCTGCGAGTCGGTGATGACAGTGAGGTACTTGCCCGCGGGCAGCGGCTCGAAGTCGGTCGCGGGATCGACGTTGTTGGCATCGAATCCATTGAGGTTCGCCATGGCTACTTCGCTCCTTTGGTCTTGCCGCCCTGGGGCGCGCTGTCGGGTTCGGGCTGGATGTGCTGGGCGTAGACGTTCCAGTCCAGCGGCATCTCATCGGGAAGGGCGAGGCGGTTCTTGGCCATGTGGGCCGGGCGTTCGACGGTGCGCAGGACGCGCTCACCGGTGCCGATGCCCTGGTTGCGCTTGCGATCGAAGCCCTCGTCGGTCTGCTTGGTGAAGACCTTGAACGTGGCGAACAGGACCTCGTCGCACCACTCCTGCAGTACCTGGGAAGCCAACCGGTGCAGGCGCGGCGTGTAGCGATCGTAGGAATCCGTCTCGGGGTTCTCGAAGCGTTCGATGCGGGCATGGGCGATCAGGATCGCCGTCATGCCCTTGTCGCTGCGCAGCGCCGTCAGCCCTTCGATGAACTCGCGCCACTGCGTCAGGGCGAACACGTAGCCTTTGGCGTAGCCGATGTCCTCGATGCTCTCGACGTTGCGCTTGCGGCAGACCTCGGCCCAGATCAGCCGCTCCAGCCAGTCCAGCGAGTCAACCACGACGGTTCGATAGGAGTGCTGTTCGGTGTAGAGCTCCGACAGGGCCTGCATGGCCTGATCGAACGTCGTGGCGACCGGGAACTTGGCGCAGTCGATCTCGCCGAGGCCGTCCTCCGTCTGGATGAACACGGGGTCAGGTGCGCACGACGCGAAGGTCGACTTGCCGATGCCGTGGGTGCCATAGAGCATCACCCGCCTCGGTGCCGGACTGCGTCCGCTGGTGACTTGCTGCAAGAGGTTCACGATTGGTCTCCTTTCGGCCCGGGTTGGCGGGGAAGCGGGCGGACCCAGGGAGTCCCGACGCGCCCGGGCGACGGCGCGTCACGCCATTCCGCCCGCTTCCACCTGTGTCAGATCCATTCCAGGGTGCGGATGTCCTCGTAGCCGGTGAGCCACTCGTCCTTCTCGCGGCAGGCGATCAGGTGCGCGATGCCCTCCTCGTTCTCCTTCTGGGCGAGGCCGAGGACCTCCTCGCTCAGGCGCCAGACGCCGGTTCTCAACGGCTCGCGCTTCTCCGCGGCGATCAGGTAGACGGGAAGCCGCTCGCCGGTGACCGCGGAGGCCAGGGAGCGGTAGAAGGCCAGCTGATGGGCGTACCCGTAGCTACGCGCGTCCATCTGAAGCCAGTCGAGGTTGTCGCAGGTTTTGAGGTCGACGATGCCGCGCTCGGGGTTCAGCCAGTCCAGACGCGCCTGGCACGGCAGACCGCAGTACTCGGCGCGGATCACGCCCTCGGCGACGCCTTGTGCCAAGAGCGCCGCGGCGTGCTGGTGGGCCCGCACCGAGGCATCCAGGCTCTCGATCAAGGCCGCCTGCTCGTCGTCGAGCACGGGCCTGCCCTGCTCCAGTGCCCAGTCCTGGAACGCCTTGGTGCGGCTACCGAACGGCTGGCCGGTCTTGGGGTTGATCGGTCCGCCGAACGCGTAGGCCCGCTCGTAGGCCTGCCGGCCCTCGAGGATCAGGACGTGAGCGGCGCGGCCGAGGACGTACGCCGGACGGTCCTGGTCCTGGACCAGCCCGAGCTCCTTCTTGTGGAAGAGCAGCGGGTTGCGGCGGAATTCGGCCAGCAGGTGACTCGAGAGGTACTTGCCGGCCTTGGCGTGGTACACCTCGGCCCCCTCGCGATCCAAGAAGCCCAGATCGTCTAGGAGCACGCCGCCTTCGGAGCGGCGCTTGCGGAAGATGTCGGGAATGGTCATGCCCGGGTCTCCTTCTGGCGCGGAGTCTTGGCCGCGCGGCGATTCACAACGGGGTTGGTGCGCCTGCAGCCGGCATGCTGCGTGGCGCCGGATTTCAGCTTGAGGTAGGTGACGATGATCTCCGCGAGCGTCTGGACGACGACGTCCTGGTCCTCGGCGGACATCTCGCCGACATGGCGCTGCACATCAAGCTGCGTGGGCGCGGCCATGGCTACGCCTTCCTCAGCGACAGCAGGAAGTCCTCGATGGCCGGATGCGGCTTCGGGTGCGCCCGGTGAGGCGGCGAAGCGGTGTCGTCAGGAATCTCCTTGTCCTCCAGGCGACGCAGGATCTTGCCGCGGATCACGTCGAGGCTTTTCACCAGTCGCCACACGAGGTCGTCGTCCACGTTGTGGACCGCGACCAGGCCGCCGATGATCAGCGCTTCTTCCTCGAAGAGGTCGGTGATCAGCTGTCGGGCTTCGGCCTTGGTGATCATGGGTTCCTCGCCTCCGGGGTCTTTTGGCTCTTCCCTGGCTGATGGACAAAGGGGGGGTGAGCCCCGGACACGGGGACATGCGGCGGCCGCGTCACCGCATCCCCTTTTCGTGGCAGGCGATAGCCGCCTCAGCCCGCTGGCGCCGCTTCTTCGCAGCCTCCGTGGTGAGGCCGACGCCGTGCGCGTACTCCGAGAGCGACTGCCCGTAGAGCCGGGTGCCGACCAGGAGCAGGAAGTCCGCTTCGGTGATTCGCCCCGCGTCGAGGTGAGCCTGCAGGCGATCGATCTCCCGCTGGTGCGCGCGCCGCAGGTCGAGCCGGTCGAAGTCAATGCCATCGACGACGCCGGCGAGATCTGCCATCTCCTCCGGGTCGGTGGCCGTCTCGCGTCCGCTGTGGATCCAGTCGCGCCGGTAGTCATCGTGCAAGCGGTGGATGGTGGCGTTGTAGATCCGCTGCACGAGGTGATCGCGCCTGTGCGCGACATCGATCCGGCACACAGTCTGGTGAAATGCCCAGTAGATGCGTTGCCAAAGCTCATCGGGGTCATCCGGTGCCCATCGCCTCTTTCGGGCGTGGATCGCACGGAGTCCGGGCCAGAACACCACGAGCAGGACGGTCCGCCACCGATGATCCTGGTCGGCGGCGTGCGCAGCGAGGATTGGGTGCAGCACCTCGTCCTTACTCGCGTCCTGGGATGTGCCGCCGCGCATGAACGCCAGCACGTCTCCCCATGTGTTGAACCGTTGCAGGAACGGCTC